TCAACCACATCAACTTACGCCTTCACCGTCAGCGGCATCCCTGCCAATAGTTCAATTACAATCACCAACAACGGCTATATCGTTGGTCGTGGTGGTCAGGGCGTTGGCAAGGGCTATCCTAATCAGACGGACTACAATTTGACCGCACCCGCTTATGCAAATGGCGGCACGGCTTTTTATACGAATTATGCTGTCAGTATAGATAACACAAACGGTGTCGTTGGCGGCGGCGGCGGTGGCGGCGGCGTTGGTGGCTCAACATCTGCTGACTGTAGTTGTTCTGGTTGCGGCGGCGTTGAGCTTAACGGCATGGCCCCCGGCGGCGGCGGGGCTGGCTATGGCGATGGCGGTATTGGTTACACAAATTGGAGAAATAATACGGGCTATCGGCTTAGTCCAATTACAAGTTCTGCTGGTGGCTTAACTACAGGCGGTGGCTCTGCGGGCAGCGGCACAGGCGGCACAGGTGGTAGTCTTGGTCAGGCTGGCAGCACAGGTGGCGGCGCATCACGTTGCGGCTACACAGCGCAATCTGGCCCCGGCACGGGTGGCGCGGGTGGCGCTTGCACTCAGGGCAATTCCAACATCACTTGGCTAGCAACAGGCCAACGCTATGGAGCTTTGAATTGAGCGATCAATCCCAAGAACCTTGGCTCTGTGGCGCGGCTGAAACGAGCCGCCGCTTGTCAATTTGCCATTCTTGCGAGAAATTCTGCTCACTCCAGCGTTGTGCTGAGTGCGGCTGCTTCATGCCTTTGAAGGCATTGTTCACCGAAAATGAATGCCCTCTTGGCAAGTGGAAAGATCAGTGATGGACAACCAGCAACTTTTCAACGTGGTCGTGTCCATTGCGGGTTTCCTTGCGGTGTTCGTGTTCAATTCTACGACCCGCAAAATCCAGAAGATGGAAGATCGCATCGCTGATTTGCCAAAGGATTATGTCGCGAAAGACGACTATCGCTCTGACATCAGCGAAGTGAAGGCCATCCTCAAGCAGATTTTTGACAAGCTGGACAATAAGGCAGACAAATCATGAGCGGCACGACTGAAGACAAACAGGAAAAAATGGCCCTTGAGATGGCAGCAAACGCCAGCAAGGGCGCGCTGGTCGAGAAGATCACTTTTGCGGGTATCCCGATCCTGTTCTCATGCGTTGTTTATCTGATGAGTGCCTTGTCCGGTGCCAACAACGAAATCATCCAGCTAAAGGGTAAGATTGCTGTGGTGGTGAACGCCGACAACAAAGCGATCCCGCCACAAGGCACCACCATCGACATGGCGCAGATCCGCGAAAACCTCAACGACAAGATCGACAAGGTTGAGCGCGATGCAGCTTTGGCTAGGTCCGCAATGACACTCGACCGCGAACGCTCGATGGCATTGGTCGATAAAAGCCGTCTTGATATGGCTGCGGACGCTGCTCAAGCTCGCGCCGCCATCCGCTATGACATGCTCAAAATGTTTGGTGAGCTTGATAAGCGCATCCATTTTCTTGAGCAAAAAAAGTAATGGACCCGATCACCCTAAAGGTGGTCTTGATCGCTTGGATGCTCGACGTTCAGGCCGCAAAGGTGATGTATTTTATGCCGATCACAGTTCTCCCCGATGAGGCTACATGCCAAAAGACGTTGGAAGATCTGAAGGAAACGCATAAACGGGGATATGCATACAATCTAGTCATTCGGGGAGCCTGCCTCCCTGCCAATGTGGGGGGATAAAATGGATTTGCTCAAGGCTGTTGGACCCCTTTTGGGGCAAGTTGCGCCGACATTGGCGACCGCGATGGGCGGACCTCTTGCTGGCTTGGCTGTCAAAACCCTGTCCAACGTGCTCCTCGGCAACGAGGAAGGTGACGAGGCGGCAGTCGCCAAGGCAATGCAGAATGCTACGCCTGACCAGCTCTCCCAGATCAAGCAAATCGATGCTGACTTCAAAGTCCGCATGGCAGAGCTGGAGATCGACCTTGAGCGCATCAGCGCCGCCGATCGCGACAGCGCCCGCAAGCGCGAAATGGAGGTCAAAGACCACATGCCGAAGATCTTGGCGGTGGGGATCACCGTCGGCTTCTTCGGGTGCCTGTTCTGGATGTTCGTCTACGGCGTCCCCAAAAATGGCAATGAAGCTTTGCTCTTGATGCTTGGCGCATTGCAGACCGCTTTCACAGGCGTCATCGCCTACTATTTCGGTTCGTCATCCGGCTCTAAGGCCAAGACGGACCTCATGGCAACTAAGGAAAAGTAAGATGGACTTCACAGGCGCAGCGCGTAAACTTGAGCAGTCTGAAATTGACCAGATCGCCGCAGACCTTGGTGTAGAGGCTGCCGCCTTTCGTGCAGTCATCGCCGTCGAGGCGGCCGGATCTGGCTTTGACAAGGCTGGCCGCCCGAAGGCTCTCTTTGAGCGCCACCATTTCTATAAACACCTGAAGGACGCACCCGGCCTTCAGGCCAATGCCGAAGCTGAGGGGCTGGCCTATCCAAAGTGGGGCACGAAGCCCTATCCGAAAGGTTCCGATGCAGTTTACGCAGAAATTGAGCGCGCTTGCGCAATCGACGAAGAAGCAGCTCTGCTCTCTACTTCGTGGGGCTTGGGCCAAATCATGGGCTCAAATTACAAGCTGGCTGGATGTTCTTCAGTCAACGAAATGGTTTCAGAGGCTTGTGAGAGCGAGGCCGGACAAATCCGTCAAATGGCTTCTTTCATCCGCAATGCAGGCCTGCAAGACGAGCTTGCCGCAAAAAATTGGGCAGGTTTCGCAAAAGGCTACAATGGCCCTCAATACGCTAAAAATCAGTACGATGAGAAGCTGGCTGCCGCGTATGCGAAATTTGCTTAATCGTGCTATAAAAGGGCGATAGCGGAGTTCGATCATGACGGCAGGTCTCTCATACAATGGCTCAGTGTCTGGCACGACCAGCTACGTGACCCAGATTGCCACGATGGCGGTCGTCGAAGAGACTGACCCTGCGTTTTTGACGATCTTGCCGCAGATGATCACCTACGCCGAAAACCGGATGTATCGTGACATCGACTTCATGTTCACGTCCACGTCCCTGCACGGTGTCAGCTTTGTGCTTACGCCGGGCAACAGGAACTTGTCATTCAACATTAACTTGTCGGCAAACAGCGATGCCTCTGAAGGGACTTTCGTTGTCAGCGAGCAGATTAACTTGCTGACTGATGCCAGCGGCAACGCGGCAGCGACGACAAATCCTGACGCCTGCGTGAGGACGCCTTTGCTGCCGACGACAAAAGAGTTCCTTGATGCGGTCTATGGTTCTTCTTTGGCAGCCAACCGTGGAAGGCCAAAGTATTTTGTGCCGTTCAATGAGACACTTTTCTTCGTCGGCCCCGTGCCCGATCAGGCCTATCCGGTCGAGGTCGTTGGCACCTATCGCCCAAATAGCTTGTCGGCGACAAACCTGACGACGTTCATCAGTCTCTATTTGCCCGACGTGTTCATCATGGCCTCCATGATTTACATCAGCGCCTACCAGCGCAACTTCGGCCGCGCCAATGACGACCCACAGATGGCAATCACATATGAGAGCCAATATCAGGCCCTCCTGAAGAGCGCCGTCGTCGAAGAGGCCCGCAAGAAGTTTGAGGCCTCTGGCTGGTCGTCTCAGGCTACATCGGCTGCCGCCACACCGACGCGGGGCTAAGAAATGCCGCATCAGGCTCTCAAGCTCATTGCTGGTGTCGATCAAAATAAGACGCCAACCCTCAACGAGGCAGCGATCTCGTACTCGAACCTCGTTCGCTTTGTGCCTGACCGCAACAACCTTGGCCTCGTTCAAAAGCTTGGTGGCTGGACACAGTTCTTTACCAATCCGATCGGAAGCGTCGTGCGCTGCCTTTGGGCGTGGGAAGACATCAATGCCAATGCTTGGCTGGGCGTCGGAGCTGAAGCTCTGCTCGGCGTCATTACGGCTGGTGGTCTCAAAACCATTACACCTCAAACAACAACGGCCAACGCTGCTGTTTCTTTCACAACAGTGGCTACGCCAACGCCCAGCTCGATCGTCACGATTACAGCCGCCGGAAGCAATTTAGATGCTTACGATGTGGTGGATATTCAAACTCAAGTCAGCGTTGGCGGCCTTGTCCTGTTTGGTGTCTACCGCGTCATTCCGGTCAGCTCTAACCAGTTCCAAATTGAAGCAAAGGATGTTCTGGGCAATCCTGTTTACCCTACTTCGAATGTTACTGGCGGAGGCGCTGTTCCTCTTTTTAATACTACAAACGGGTCTGCTGTCGTAAGCGTTACGCTTGCAAATCATGGCTATGTGGCTGGTGACACGTTCCCCATTCTTGTCCAGACGCTGGTTGGTGGGACGACGCTCACGGGTAATTACATTGTATTGTCCGTCTCATCTTCCAGCGTCTTCACCATTACTGCAAGCACGTCAGCCACATCCACCACAAGCGGCAGTGAGAATGGTGGTCAAGCTCGTTTTGTCTATTACAACGGCATCGGCCCGCTAAATGCCAATTCTGGCTATGGTGTTGGCGGCTACGGAACTGGTGGCTTTGGCTCAGGCATTCCGCCATTTGCTGGCACTGGCACGCCCATAACTGCTACTGACTGGACGCTCGACAACTGGGGCGAGACGCTAATCTCATGTCCGCTTGATGGCCCTATTTATGAGTGGTCCCCCACGACAAATAACCCTGTGGCAACAATTATTCCTGAAGCGCCAATCGTGAACAGCGGCGCTTTCGTTGCAATGCCGCAGCGTCAGATTATTGCTTGGGGGTCAACATTTACGGGCATCGCAGACCCGTTGTTGGTTCGTTGGTGCGACGTCAACGATTACAACGTCTGGATTGGTCAGATTACCAATCAGGCCGGATCTTATCGCATTCCAAAGGGTTCCCGCATCATCCAAGGCATTCAAGGTCCGCAACAGGGCCTGCTTTGGACTGACCTCGGCCTGTGGGCCATGCAGTACGTCGGCCAGCCATACGTCTACCAATTCAACGAAGTTGGCACTGGCTGCGGCCTAATTGGTCGCAAGGCCGCAACTTCTATGGGTGGCATCGTCTATTGGATGGGCCAGAGCCAATTTTATATGTTTGCGGGTTCCGGCGTTGAGCCAATCATGTGTCCGATCTGGGACGTGATCTTCCAAGACCTTGACACTGAAAACCTAGACAAAATTCGCGTTGCGCCTAATTCTCGCTTCAATGAAATTTCTTGGTTTTATCCCACCAAAAGCAATGGCGGCGAGATCAATGCCTATGTGAAATATAACATTGGTTTGAAGCAGTGGGATTACGGCACGCTGTCTCGCACGGCTTGGATCAATGAGAGCGTGCTTGGCCCGCCGATTGGCGCTGGTGTTTTGCCGGGCGGCACAGGCAATTTCATCATTCAACATGAGACATCAACTGATGCTGTAAATGCATCTAATGAGCCCGTGCCGATCGAGGCAAGCTTTCAGACTGGTTATTTTGCCCTGACAGAGGCAAACGTAAAAATGTTTATCGATCAGGTCTGGCCTGACATGAAGTGGGGATATTTTGGCGGCACGCAGAACGCGACTGTTCAGTTGACGTTCTATGCAACTGATTACCCCGGCGCGACGCCATACGAATATGGCCCGTATAATTTGACTGAAGCCACGACCTACATCACGCCGCGCTTCCGTGGTCGCTTGGTGTCGATTAAAGTTGATAGCCAAGACCTTGGGTCATTTTGGCGTATCGGCAACATGCGCTACCGCATTCAGGAAGATGGGAAATACTGATGGCCGCGTCTCTTGATGACATCCTCACCACGCAGAAGAATGGCGTTGTTGCGATCAACAACTACAGCAACACTATTTTGCGCGATCAGGGGTCAGCTACATCTGCAACAGTCACTGCGGCAACTTTAGTCATCACTGGCCGTGGATACCTTGTCAATTATTCGGTTGTTGTTGCGGGATCCGCTGAGGGCGGCGTATATAATGCATCTTCGACAGGCGCTGCTGCTGCGGCAAACCAATTGTGTGCCACGCAAAAGGTTTTGGGCGTCTATCCAGTCGGGCAAGTTTTTACGAACGGCCTTGTCATTCAGCCCGGCACGGGTCAGTCAATTAACGTCACCTATTCTCTGGGGTAAATCATGCCGCTCAAAAAAGGTTCCTCCCAGAAATCTATCAGCGCCAACATCAGCGAGCTGGTCGGCACTGGCCGCCCGCAGAAGCAGGCCGTCGCGATCGCGCTCGACACTGCACGTAAGGCTAAGGCTGAGGGCGGCATGCTGAAGAAGTCTGACATGCCGCAGCAGGTGAACAAGCTGCACGTCGGCCCGATCCATAGCCCCGTGGCTGGTCGCACAGATCATCTTCCAATGCATGTGCCGTCGGGGTCTTATGTGCTGCCCGCAGACATTGTCTCGTCTCTTGGCGAGGGCAACACGATGGCAGGCTTCCGCGCCGTCAAGCTGATGTTCAAAAAGGCTCCCTACAACGCGCTCGCGACGGGCGGCCATGTGGGTAATCCAGTGCCGATCGTTGCGGCAGGTGGCGAATATGTGCTGTCTCCTGAAGAGGTAATTTGGGCTGGCGGCGGTGATCTCGACGCTGGTCATCGCGAACTCGACAAGTGGGTCAAAGCCACACGCGCCGAGCTTATCAAGACGCTCCAAAAACTTCCGGGGCCAAAGAAAGACTGAGGGGTCTTAACATGCAGCCAGAACTGAAAGTGTGGGTCGGAACTCCAGATGACGTCCATGACATCATGGAACTTGCGATGCTGGCCTGCGACGAAAATGGTTTTGTGGAGCCGAACCCGGTTCGCCTGCTTGCTGAAATTTGGCCCGCCCTGAACCGCGAAAAGGGCATCATTGGCTTTGTTGGAGTGCCCGGCGAGAAGCCACAGGGTGCAATCCTTTTGAGGATTGGCAACATCTGGTATAGTGACCAAGAGATCCTTGAGGAGCGTGCCGTCTTCATTCACCCTGACTTCCGTTCAGCGAAGGGTGGCCGTGCTCGCAAGTTGTGTGATTTTAGCAAGAAGGTTGCTGATGAGCTTGGAATGCCGCTCTCAATCGGAGTTCTTTCGTCCGACCGGACAGAAGGTAAAGTCCGCATGTATGAGCGCATTTTTGGCAAGCCGTCAGGGGCTTATTTCCTTTACGGAACCCGCACAGGCACTTGGAAACAAGCTGCCGAATAAATTGAGGTAAGGCTATGGGTGGCGGCGGCAAGGGCTCAACACAAACCACGCAGAAGATGGAAATCCCGCCAGAGGTCTTGGCGCGATATAATGCCGTCAACGCGCGTGCTGAGACGGTCGCCCAACAGCCCTATCAGGCCTACAGCAACGACCCAAATGCCTTTGTTGCTCCCCTTACGGCTACGCAGCAGGCTGGTATCCAGAACACCAATGCTATGGCTGGGGCTGCTCAGCCGTTTTATCAGAACGCCGCCGCCCTGACGGCCGCTGGGGCACAGAACGTTAACCCGCAGGGATTGAACCTCAACCAGTTCTATAATCCCTACACGCAGAGCGTTGCCGACACGACGCTTCGTGCATTGCAGCAGCAGCAGGGCATCGAGCGTTCGAGCCTCGTCAATCCTCAGACGGCTCGCTCCTTTGGTGGCGATCGCTCAGGGATTGTTGCAGCCAATCTGGCTCGCCAGCAGGATCTTGCCACGGCTCAGGCTATGGCCCCAATCTTCCAAAAGGGATTTGCTGACAGCCTCGCGGCCGCACAGCAGCAGCAGGGCGTCGGCCTTGCAGCTCAGCAGGCAAATGCCAATCGTGCGTTGCAGGCTGGTGGTCAATTTGGTCAACTCGGCACGGGCGCTCAGCAGGCTGGCCTTGCTGGCGCTCAGGCGCAGCTTGCCGCTGGTCAGGCAGAACAGCAGACGCAGCAGGCTGGCTTGCAGGCCCTCTACAATCAGTTCCAGCAGCAGCAGGCATATCCTTTCCAGCTCACACAGTTTCTCTCGAACATTGCGACGGGCACTGGTGCTTTGTCTGGCAACACGACGTCTGGCACCCAGACGGGCGGTGGCGGCTTCTTCTCGGACGAGCGTCTGAAGGAAAACATTCAGAAAGTCGGCAAGACGAACGACGGACAGAATATCTACCGCTACAACTACAAGGGCGACCCCCGCACGCAGATCGGCCTGCTCGCGCAGGAAGTTGCGCAGGATCACCCTGACGCCGTTGGCAAGCGCGACGGCTATCTGACAGTTGATTACCGCGACGCGACCAATGACGCCGTGCGTGACCACAAGGCGACTGGCGGTGCTGAGGGCGGCATGGACGCCTATAACATCAATGCCCCGAGCGCGATGCTCAGCCCGCAGGTGGCTGGGTTGGGAGCTATCCAACTTCCGCAGATGATTGGCGGCGGCGGCTTGCCTATTCAGGCTGGCGCAATCAATCCGGCCGCTCAGGGCCTTCTTGCTCCCAAGGCTACGGGCTACTCGCTCGGGTCTAAGGAAGGCGCTCAGGCTGAGCTGGCTTCGCTTCGCGGTGCCGACATGGGCCAGTCTCAGTCAGGCCAAGAGTATTTTGATTACAAGACGAAGGCGCTTGACGACTTCCTGAAGAATTACGACAGCTCGTCACAGGGCGGCCTCGTGTCTGGCCCCGGTGCATTTGCTCGTGGTGGCTATGCTGAGGCTGGCTATGTGAACCCTGCCCTTGCCTATTATGGGCCAAAGGGTGGTCAGGCTGGTCTTGGCTCTGGTGGCCCGTATGGCGCTGCTTTGACGCCTGCTCAGGTTCAAATGCTGAAGGCTGCCGAGCTGCGTTTCCCGCAGCAGAAGAACGGCATTGAGCAGGCAAACCAGATTGCCAACCTGACATCCAAGGGCAACGAGCTTTATCAGGCTTGGAAGAAGCCCGCCGAAACTACAACAACAAAAGAAACTACTCCAAAGGCTGCCAGCTCGACAGGCTACACCAAGCCTGCTCAGACATCCGCTGCCGCGCCTGCTCCAGCCCCTGCGCCGGAGCCTAAAGGTCTTGTTCCCGGCCCGAACATTAACGTCGGCGCGAACGAAGCGATTGACCCTGAAGCCATGAAGGCTTTTGACCCGTCCATGTTCGCAACTGATTTTGCCGCCCGTGGCGGTTTGATCGTTCGTCAGCACCACAATACGCAGGGCTATGTAAATGCGAGCGCAAGCCCATACGGCAACCCTGAAGATGAGAACAACACGCTTGGTTCTACACTGACGACGCCTCTTGAAAAGCCTCAGATGATGCAGCCGGGTAAACTGGCGCAACCTCAGCAGGGTCCGTCTGGCGCTCAGCAGGCGTCTCAGGCCCTTGGCCTTGCGAAGGCTGGCAAGAATGCATTCGACTTTGGCTCCAAGATGCTTGGCTCACTTGGTGGCGAAGGTGCTGCGGCCGCGACTGGTGCCGCTGAGGCTGGTCTTGCTGGTGCTGCTGGTGCTGCTGAAGGCGCAAGCCTGCTTGGCTCACTTGGCACCGTTGCTAGCACGATCGGCGAAGGCATCATGGCTGTTCTGCCATTCATTGGTCTTTCAGATGAGCGCGCCAAGACTGACATCGAGCAGGTTGGTAAGCTCAATGACGGCCAGCCCGTCTACCGCTTTAAGTACAAGGGCGACGACAAGACCCGCATGGGCCTCATCGCTCAGGACGTCGAGCGTGATCACCCAGAGGCCGTGAAGGGTCTCGGTGGCGTGAAGATGGTTGACTATAAGAAGGCAACCAATGACGCCGTGCGTCAGCATCACGCTGACGGCGAGCGTGTTATGCCCGAAGAAAAGAAAGAGGATCCATCATTCCTGTCGTCGGTTGGCGACGCGGCCAGCTCTGTCGCTGGCGGTCTCGGCAAGGTCGCGACTGGTGTTGGCGACACGCTGAAGAGCAAAGACGAGACCTTCTGGGTTCCGGCAATTGCTGGCCTCGGGTCGATGCTTGCCTCGCGCAATCCGACGCTCTTTGGCGCGATCGGCGAGGGCCTTGTCGGCGGCACTGGCGCTTACACTAACATGCAGAAGATGGCTGCCGAGCAGCTTGCCAAGCGCCTTGAGCTGTCGAAGGGCCGTTTCAAAGGTCCGTCATTCATTGACGGCAAGGATATGTATCAAGACACAATCCAAGGTGATTGGGTAGACGAGGCCGAAATGGGCCGCCGTCAAAGCCAGTTTATTGCCCCCGGCACAACTGCTGCGAAGGCATTACCCGCACCTGCGGCTGCGGCTACATCTGCTGCGCCAGTCGTGAAGCCTGACGCTGACGTCATCGACACGGCCAAAAAAGTGATCACTGACACGGCTCCAAAGATTGAGCCTCGCCCCGCACAGACGGTAACACCTCCTGTTGCGCCGACTGTTGCTGAAAAGAAAGAAGACGTCGTCACACCTCCGGCAGCCCCTGCCGAAGCTGATGGCGCTCGCATTCCGACAAAGGCTGAACTGATCAAGGCTGCTCGCGCTAATCCAACACTGTTTGAGTACCTTCCTGAAGAGCGCCGCCCTATGTCCCTTGAAGCTGAGGCCGCTCGTCTTGAAGGCGAAGCAAAAGATTACTTGCGCCAGTCGCAAGAAGAAGCTCGCAGGTCTGGCCTAACAAAGGGGCCTGAAGAGCGCGCCCGCCTTGAGGCATCTTCTAAGAAGTTTGCAGATCTTGCGAAAGATAGGCGAGCTGAAGCCGCGCAAAAGCGCGTAGATGCAAATACTGAAATTGAAAATGCGATCTCTATTCAGGTTGAGGAAGCGAAATCTCGCACAGCAAAAAATGTTGAGCGCGAATTTGCTCCTGAAATTGGTCCGACTGGCGAAAAGGTTCTTTTGCCGCCCGGCGTAAAGATGCCTCCGGCATCTGTACCTAAAATGACGCCTGATCAAGAAGCTGCGCCAAAAGTTGCGACAGTTGATCCAAAAACTGGTCAGCTCGTCCTTGCTCGTCCTGCTGCGCCCGCTGGCGGCGGTATTATTCAGCCCGGCAATTACCCACCCGGCACAAAAGTGTCAGAAGGTAGCAGCCTTGCTAAAAACCAAGCCGAAGATGACGCTAAGTTCTTGGAAGATTTCAGGACAAAGGGTTACGGGGTCACTCAAGCTCGCGAGCACTACCACAGCCTTATCAATGCTTTCAAAATGTTTGAAAGCGGCAGCGGAGAGGGCAAGCTTGCTGGCCTTGGTGCTATTATGCAGAGCTTTGGCTACACCGAATTGGCTCAGAAAGTTGCATCTGGCGACCCTGCGGCAGTTCAGCAGGCTGAAAAGATTGCGCCTGACCTTGTGCTGCAAACGCTCAAGGCAGCCAACCCACGCTTCGCACAGGCTGAGTTCACCGTTGTTAATGATAAGGGTGTCCCTGAGCCTAACAAGCTCCCAGAAGTTAACTTCAAGATGATCAAGTCTGGTCTTGCTTATCTTAACCGCACCGAAGCTTTTGCTCTGGCGTGGCAGCGCGCTTCTCAAGAAGAAGGTTGGCGCAGCCCGTCGGCCTATTACGCGGCGTGGTCAAAGGCAAACCCGATCGCCAAGTTTGAAGAAGCCGCAGACCGCCAGATGGGCAACTTCCGTGGCATGGACTTGCCGCCAGCCAACAAGTGGACGCCGGGAACTATTTACGTTGTGCCGAAAAATCTCAGCACAAAGAAAGACGAGCGCACTGGCATCAGTCAGGCCGAAGGTTTTGCTCGCATGGGGCTGAAGCCGGGCGATCCTTTCATGTATAATGGCCCTGAAGCGAAGCAAACAATCACGCGGGTTGATCCGAAGACGCTGTTCTCAACACCAGCTATGGGCCAGTAAAATGGATCAAAGGACAATCGATCTTCTTTTTGGTGGCA